ACGGCGGACGCCGAGTCGGGCGCGTCCCGGTCGCACCGACCCGTGCGGCGAGCGATTTCAGCCCGTCGAACGTATCCGCATCCGGTGCCGACGCGACTGCAGACAACGTCGTCGTGCAGATCAACAAGAGCCGAAAGGTCAGCTGGCATCTGACCGGCGAGCAGCAGCGCAGCCTCGAGAACGGCGGCAACAACGAGGAGTGGATTCGCCAGCTCATCGCACAGGGCATGCGGACGCTGCGAAACGAGGCCGAAGTCGACGCGGCGTCGGCGGTTCATGTAGGCGCATCCCGCCCGGCAGGCGAGGCAGGAACAACCCCCTTCGGCTCGAATCTCAGCGAGCTCGTCAACACGCGGAAGATCCTCCGGGATAATGGTGCGCCCATGAGCGACCTGCAGCTGGTTGTGGATACGGCCGCAGAGGTCAACCTCCTCAACCTCAACATCATCGCGCAGGCTGATCAGGCCGGCTCCGACCAGGAGCGGCGGAACGGTCGCGTACTCCGGCAGTACGGGTTCCAGATCAACCAAAGCGCTGGTATCGCGCAGCACAGCACAGGCGACGCTGCGAACATCCAGCTCGACGGCAACCACAGCGAGGGCGCGGAGCAGATCACCCTGGCGGATGGCGGCACTTGGAGTGGTGCGATCAACGCGGGCGATGTCATCACGATCAGCGGCAATAGCTACGTGGTCGTGGAGGGCACGGCAGACGTGACCACCGACTCGACCATCGTCATCAACCGCCCGGGTCTTCTGCAGGACGAAAGCGGCACGACCGCCGTTACCCTGGAGACCTCCGATTTTACCCCGAACATCGGTCTCGAGCGGGAGAGTGTCGTCGGTGTCATGCGGCCGCCGCTGATCCCGGCGAACCCGACCATTGAGCAGATGACGATCTCGGATGACCGCGGCATGAGCTATCTGCTGCTCGACATCGCGCAGTACGGACAGCGCACTTGGGAGCTGCACCTTGCGTGGGGCTTCAAAGCTGTGCAACCCGAGCACATCGCGCTGCTCATGGGCTAAGAGCATACGGCGGGGGCTTCGGCCCCCGCTTATGAGGAGTGACCGATGGCGCTGGTTGTCGAGGACGGATCAAACAAAAGCGACGCGAATAGCTATGTCAGCACGTCGTATGCGGACGGCTACCATAGCGACCGCGGAAACACGGCGTGGGCGAACGCTACAACCGACGAGAAAGAGCAAGCGCTGATCAAAGCAACTGCGTACCTCGATGACCGTTACTACCATCGCTGGAAGGGCTGGAAACAGACCGACGACCAGGCGCTGGAGTGGCCGCGGTATGAGGTGTACGACCGCAGCGGATGGCCGATACAGGAAATCCCGGCAAAGCTCAAAGACGCTACGTGCGAAGCGGCGCTCCGGGCGCTCTCCGCAGAATTGGAACCAGACCAGACACGCGGCGGCAAGGTGAAGAGCCGAACAGTCGGCCCGATCACCACCGAGTACATGGACAACGCGCCGTCTGGCACCGTCTACCGGAAGATCGACCAGCTGTTGCGCGGGCTCTTGCAGCCGGCAGGGCAACCGAGGATAACGCGCGGATGATACGGATGCTGCGAATAGTCACCAGAGCACTCGGGCGTATGCAGTACAACCTGGCGCAAGCGGCGGTCTATCACCAATGTGACGGCAACCGAGACGCAATGATAGCGCACCACGCCGGTGAGCTCATGCGGCTCATGGAGACTGAGGCGACCGAAGCAGGGGAGGTGACGAGTCACGTCATGATCGAGGTCAACGACGACGGGAGCTACGCCGTGCAGCCGTGGTACAAGAGCGAGGTCGAAACAGAATGAGCATCGACTACGCCACCATCAAAGCCGACGCAGCCGCAGCGGTACAGGAAGCCGGAAAGCCGATCACGTTAACGGTCATCACGCAAGGCGGCTTCGACCCGGTGACCGGAGAGCCGACGACAACGGAGACCGACCACAGCGGCTACGCGGTAGAAGAGAACATTGACCTGCGGCTCATCGAAAGCTCTTTGGTGCAGGACGGAGACCAACAACTCCTTTGTGTGGACATCCCGGAGCCGAGAGCCGGGCAGGACAAGCTCACGGTCGACGGGACGGAGAAAGACATCGTGAGGGTCGGGCGGATACAGCCCGGTGATACCGCGATACTCTACAGGGTGTGGGTGCGATGAGTGACTTCGCGGTGCAGCTCCGGAGTTTCGGCGACAAGGCGATAGAAAACTCGGAGACCGTCGTGCGAAAAACCGCGCTCGACATCCTTCGCCGTGTGGTCCGCCGTACACCCGTGGGAAATCCGTCGCTATGGCAAAACCCGTCGAGTGCACCGCCGGGCTACACCGGAGGCCGGGCTCGTGCGAACTGGCAGGCAACTATCGGCACACCAGCGCAGGGCACCATCGAGTCGACCGACCAGGGCCGAGCGATGCGAAACGCGCCGACTGTGCTGCGTCGCATCCGCGGAGACGTATCGGTCTATCTCACCAACAACTTGCCCTACATCACCGAGCTGGAGACCGGTCACTCACAACAGGCACCGAGAGGCATGGTGCGCGTCACACTGCGCGAGTTCAACGGCATCGTCGAGCGCAACACCAGGGGGATGGCGTGAGAGAGGAAGCGATACGCGCGGCACTCGACAACCATCTGTACCAACTGGGCGAGCCCGTGCAGTGGCCGAACGTATCGTTTGACCCAGGCGGCACCTACTGGTTGCGGCCGACATTGCTCCCGGCAGAGCCGTCGATGGCGGCGCTTGGCGAAAGCGCGGACAACCGGAACGTCGGCATCTATCAGGTGGATGTGTTCTGGCCGCAGGGTGTCGGCGAAGGACCGCCGTCGAGCAAGGCTGAGGAGATCATGCAGCAATTCAGGCGGGGCACGGTCATAACCCTCAGCGGGACAACCGTGCGGATAGAGCGAGCCTACCGCGAGAGTGGGCGGTGGGAAGAAAACTGGTATCAGATACCGGTGATTGTTGACTGGTTCGCCGACGTAGCGAACTAACGGAGGAGACATATGGCAACAGATGCAAAGGGTTCTCACAGAGAACTGGTGTTTATCGAAGAGACGACGTTCGGAGAGACGCCGTCGTCACCAACGATGGAAAAGCTCCGGACAACTGGAGACACGATCGCGCTCAACAAAAATACTCAAACCTCGGGTGAGTTGAGGTCAGACCGACAAATCACAGACGTCAGACACGGCAACAGACGGGTGGGGGGAGACATCAACTTCGAGTTGATATTCGGAGACCTTGATGCGTTTCTCGAGGCAGCGATGTTCTCCACGTTCAGTACCGCCTACAGCCTCTCAGGGCTCGATTGTGATGTGACCGCCTCAAGCGGCACGGTCACGCGCAACAGCGGGAGCTGGCTTGATGATGGAGTCGAGGTAGATGATGTCGTCACGTTCAGCGGGTTCAACGATTCCGGCAACAACGACACCTTTACAGTAGAGAGCGTCACAGACTCGGACATTGTAGTGGCGGATAGCACCGGCATGGCAGACGAGACCGGCACGACAGGCGTCGGTGTAACGACAACCGCAGAGGTTCTCACGATGGGAACCACGCTCAAGACGTTCTCGATTGAGAAGGCGTTTACCGACATCTCGCAGTACGCGGTGTTCAGGGGCGTGGGCGTGACCACCATGAACCTGACCATGCAGACAGACGGCATGATAACAGGTTCGTTTAGTTGCGTCGGGAAGGACATGGACCCAATTTCGGGCACCCGTTTGGATGCAGATCCGACGGCTCCCAGCAGCAACAACCCATTCAACACGTCGCAGGGCACGATCAAAGAGGCCGGTTCCTCTACATCAATCGTCACGTCGATCAACCTAACGTTGGAGAACAGCCTCAACCCGACGTTCGCGCTGTTCCAGGAGAGCGCTCGTAGCCTCATTGATGGCCGAAGCAACGTGACCGGTAATGTCACGATCTACGTGCAGGACGAGACGTTCATCAACAAGTTTATTAACGAGACCGAAAGTTCATTGGAGTTTTCGCCGACCGATCCGGATGGAAACAAGTATCGTTTCCGCCTGCCGCGGATCAAATACAACGGGGCACCGTTGGATGTACAAGGCGAGGGTGAGATAACCCCACAAATGCCGATTCAGGCACTGTATGACGATGACGCAGGAACGAACCTCAG